GTTATTTCGCATTGGCATATTAGGCTACTAGATATCCACTAAAGAACGAATTTGGTGAAATATCCGTTTGCTGTGACCCCCCACTCTGATAAACCTTTACTGAAACAGTATCATTTGCATCCATGTCAGCTAACACACTAGAATTGATTGGAAAATAATTAGGGTCTGAGCTAAAATTTGGAGCAATAAGAGCAGTATAATTATCATTTGATGTGTTTATTTTAATTTGATAATAACTCGCACCTGTATCAACAGAATTTAGTCTTAACATCAAATTTAGTTGATATTTTCCTGTTACAGGTGCAGTAAAAGTATTAGATGCAAAATCATTGCCTTGATCAAATCTTTCTTGATCAAAAGCTATTGTTACTTCTGAACTAACTGCAATATTATTTTGGTCAGTTGATAAGTAAACCATAAAAGCAGGTTGATTTGGCATCGTTAGTTCTGAAGGTGCTTCTAACTGCCCTATGGCGGTTGTACCAGACCCACTAATAGAATTTATCTTTAATACGTTCCCTGCGGTTAGATTGCCTGTAGGTAGCTTTAGAGTGTATGACTGCCCTGCCGAATGTGCAGGTGATGCCAACTTAACCCCATGTGAGTTTTGTGAACAATTTAGCTGTAGTGTTCCGTCCGTAGTACCATCGCCTTTTATAGACAACCCTGCATTTGATGAAGTTGAAACAAAGTTTGTCTTTGCGTTTGTTACTGTGCTGTCACTTGGCGTTCCTATGTCTAGTGTGTTTCCTAGTACAACAATAAAATCTATTGAGTCGCTAGATGATAATGTACCACTTGAAGGTAAGAATGTGATTGTAGAACCAGAAACAGAATAGGCGGTTAGGGGTGCTTGCATAACACCATTTAGAGAAACTAACATATGTAAAGCTGATTCTGGTACAAATGCCACCCCACCATTTAGAAGATTATAGGTGTTGGTGCTTGATGTTGTTATCGCATCTAGCTTGATATAGTTTCCAACTTGGGGTGATTTTCCTATATATGCCATTATGTATCTCCAAGCCTTATAACTGTTACATAAGTAAGGTTTGAAGCTGTGTTTCCTGCCACAGTTACTGTTCCTGTACTTGAGTACCTCATTTTAAATTTATGGGTACTTGTATTAGTGCAGTCAAACACATAATCAAAAGCCATATTTTCAAGATTAGTGCTACTATAATGAGTTCCCCAAGAAGCTGAAGCTTCTGCCGACTCAATATCATTTGATGAAAAATTATCATTGGTAGTTCTAATTGTAAAATTGTTGTATTGTATGTCAGCATCAGCAAAAAATCGCAGTCTACACATTAACAAATACATTCCTGTAGCAGGAAACGTAAATATTCCAGAACTTGCAGACATACCTGTACTACTTATAAGTTTCTTAGCAGGATTACCTGTGTCTGTTGATTCAAAAGTTCCATCTACATCTCCACCAGTTCCTGCACTCATATTTGCCGTTAGCCTCATAGTTTCAAAAAATGTTACTCCTTGACTAACGTCCGACCCTAATTTTGCACTAGTAATATTTGCATCAGTTATCTTTGCTGTTGTAACGGCTGTATCAGTTATCTTGGCGGTTGTAACTGCTGTGTCTGCAATCTTTGCTGTTGTAATCTGACCATCTTGAATATCAGCACTTGATAATAAGGCTGATGCAGGTTGTACCCCTATAAATCCCATCTTACACCTATGTAATCTCTAATATGCTAAGTGTAGCGTCTATCTTTGCTGTGACACTACAATCAATCTTTAAAACGTCTGTGGCTTGCATTACCACCTTACCCCCTGTGAGTAGTTCAAGAGTTGCTCCATTTGGTATACTAACATCTTTTGCTAATAAAACTGTTTCGTTTGTTTCTGTGTCGCTTGTGTCTGAAACTAGCTGAACATCTACTGTAACCGCTGTTGTGTGTATATTACAAAGCAATAAGCCTATTATGACTGTGGTTGTGGAACTTGGTGCAGTATATAGCGTGAGTGGCGTTCCTGCCGATGCAGGCATTGCTCCGTTAGATTTCAGTTTAAATGTGTTAGCCATTGTCTACTCCCTATCCTAAAGCAATCGCTAAAGGCAAAGCATTAGGGTCAGTTTCTGAAATCGTTCCAGTTGTTGACATTGTGCTTGTTATTGCATTGCTAGTTATATTTATTGAAAACAACTCAATATTGTCTGAACCATCGTTAATTTTTACTTTTAGAAAGCCACTTGTTCCAGTATCCACCCACATTGTGCCTGTAGTGACTGAACTAGGTGCTGAACTTCCTGAGTGTAAAGTATTAAATGCCGTTAGAATATTATTCAATTCAGTCCGAAAAGAACTAAAACCTTGATTTGCTAAACTTACATCTGAAACCTGTGCCATGATTTTTTATACCTTTTTCCTGTTAACTTTGCAACCCAAAACCCTTTGCGATGTAATCAAAGGTTCTATCGACTGCACCCCCACTAGAGTTTGCAAACGCTATTGTGAACCCACTAACTGTCTTTGAACTTATTGTGAAAACATCACCAGTAGCCATATTTTGTGCGGAAACACCAACCGCAGGTATTTCGAAAAATGGGTTTGTAAAGGTTACTGTTTTACTTCCGCTTGATGTTGCCAAATTACTCTCCGCAAAGGTTCTTTCTTCCATATTTAATTTAATCACAATATTTTTAACATTACTAGACGTTTGGGCGTCATCATTTGACAACTTTAGACGAAACTTTGCAAACTTAAATTTGAATGTTGCCGACTGTGTTATATCTTGGAAGCTTGTGCAATCCGCTAAAGATGTTGTGGAAGTTGCTATTTGTACTCTATGGAAAGCGTGTATTTGTTCCGTTCCGTCAAATGGTGCTTTTGCTTCATCGAATAATAAAGACCCTCGACCACTATCAAATAAATCATAAGGGTTTTCTGCATCTAGGGTTATTGATGGTTCTATATTCCCATCAAATATTTGTGTGAGTGAGAGCGAATTACTAAAATTAAAGAATCCTTTTGCATCTCTATTTACAGTATTGAAGTTTGGGTTTGATGTTGTATCTGTTCCCCCTAATTCAAAATCCCCTTCTACACTATCAAAGTTTCCTACTGTATCGTCAAAATTAGTTACTGTATCTAACGCTAAAACTGTATCACCAGAAGCATCTATCTTTACAGCTAAAGGAAAAGAAGTGTCCATTTGGTCTAAAGCCGTGAAAATATTCGGTGTTTCTGTGAATGTTGATATTTGTTTGTAGGCTTGTATAGCTGAAATATTGGTTGTGACTATGGTGGCTTCTGCGGATGTATTGCCGTTTTTATCTACTGCTTTTATAAGATATGAACCGACTCTAGCAGGTACTATAGCATTATCGCATTTTCTTCTAGGGCATCTAACAAGATTTGTAGAGTTTAGCCAATTAGCACCAGTTGTAACATTTTGATAGCGTATTTCATAAAAGGATATATCTAAATCACTATTAGCGGAAGGTGGAGTCCATGTAAGCTTTAGATGGTCTTGACCATGCAACTCAACCCCAAAATCTTCTACATTACTTGGCGGTTCAACACCCCCTACTATTGCCCTAGTTGTTGAGATAAACGTACTCTTAGAACCTATGGTATTTAATGCCCTAACTCTAACTTGATACGTTGCACCATCAATCACGTTAAGGTGTTGATATTCCAGGATTTTTCCTACTGCTATTTCTCTAAACGAATCACTTACAGCGTTTCCATCTGGGTCTAATGTTTGTTTTATTTGCACCTCGTAATTATCAACAAAAAGGTCTGTTGACGCTCCAATAGTAATTAACATTCTGGTGATAACAATTCCATCTGCATATTCTACTAATTCATCTCCTAGCGTGATACTTGCAGGGGGTTGAACTGAAAAAGGATTAGGAAGCGTTGTATCTGGTATCGTTGGCACTTCTTGTTGTGTACCGAATGTATAGAAACTATCTTGATGCTCTGAACACTTCAAACTAACTGTATGGTCTGTGTTTATTGACATTCCCTGTACTCTAAAAGGTTTTGCTGAGAAAGCAGGGGTGGCATGGGTGACGTTTACTATATCCCCTATGGCTAGGTCTAAGCCTGTGGCATCCGCTTTTAGTGATATATCTAGGCTAGTTCGTGAACGTCTTAGTATTATTTCTGCCATTTCCTGTGCTTGGTATGGACTTGTAAACATAGAAAAGTCAAATCTGCCTTCTAGTAAAAGACCCCCA